CAGTTTTCGGCTCAGTGAATACAAGGACTCAACGGGCAGAAAACTGCCTGAATATTTACTGACACGAGACGGTTTCGTAATGCTAGCAATGGGTTTCACCGGAAAAAAGGCGTTGCAATTTAAAGAAGCCTATATATGCCGCTTCAATGATATGGAGAAATATATCGCAGTGCTTGATACTGCAAGGCTCGAATTTCCTGAGTTGACGCAGGCAATTATGGAAGTGCATGACAAGCCGATGCCATTTCACTTCTCAAATGAGATCGACATGATTAATCGGATCGTGCTTGGAATGTCCGCAAAACAGTATAAGGAAGCACACGGTTTAGGCGCTGTGCCGTCGATCAGGCCGTATCTGACAGCAGAGAAATTGTCGCGTATTGCGCGCCTGCAGAAGACGGACATAGGCTTGGTGCTTACAGAACCGGACTATAACAAACGCAAACGGGTTCTCGAATGGTACCACGGGAGGTTAATAAAATGAATGAAATGATCACCATCCAATATGAAAGCGAGAAACCTGCCGTCAGCGGACGGGAGCTTCACGCTTTGCTCGAAATAGAGACGCGTTACAACGATTGGTTTCCTCGGATGTGTGAATATGGCTTTCACGAAGGGAAAGACTTTTGCCCAATTTTGAGTAAAAGTTCAGGCGGTCGCCCGGGAACCGACCACGCGGTCACCCTTCCGATGGCGAAGGAACTATGCATGCTCCAACGCACCGCCAAGGGCAAGCAATGCCGCGAGTATTTCATCAGCTGCGAGGAAGCGTGGAACTCGCCCGACAAAATCATGGAGCGCGCGCTGCAGATCGCGCACCGACGCGCTCTCGAGGCGGAGCGTCGCATCTTCGGTTTGCTGGAGGAAAAGGAAACGCTCGAAATCGCGCTGAATGAGTCGATCCGGTTTTTCACTGTCGCGAAATACAACGTCGTGTTCAAAAAGAGCTGGACTTTGGCGCAGTGCCAGTCGATTGGCAAACAACTCTCGGCGTATTGCCGCGCGCGCGCCATACAAATTCGCAAATGCGAAACCGACGATGAGCGCCTCGGAGCGGTGAACAGTTACCCCCTCTCTGCCTGGGAAGATTTCATGGAGGTGGGATTATATGCGTAATCTACCGATCGCATATGGCAATAGTTGCTTTGCCAAGACATGGCCGAATAAAGCGATCACCTTTGATGAACTCTGCGCCCAGCTGGAACAGACTATCCGCACGACCGAGTCCGTGGAGGAATATCAGAAGCTGCCCAAGGCGGAGCGCGATCGCATTAAGGACAAGGGCGGGTTCGTAGGCGGTCAGCTCCGCGATAATCGCCGCAAGCGTGAGAACGTGGCCTGTCGCTCGTTGCTGACGCTCGATTGCGACCATGCTGACGTCGACTTAGTTACCCGTTTCATCTCCGGCTGCAAGTACGCCGCCTGCCTATACACCACCCATGGCCATACGCCGGAAGCGCCGCGCGTCCGCGTCATCGTGCCTGTGACTCGTGACGTCACCCCGGATGAGTTCGTCGCCATCTCACGCTACTTCGCCGATGAATGGGGCATCGACCAGTTCGACGAGTGCTCGTATCGCCCGCACCAGCTCATGTACTGGCCGACCACGCCGGCAAACGGCGAATACGTGTTCAAGCGCGTCGACGGCGTGTGGCTCGACCCGGACGCCTATCTTGCGGCGCACCCGAACTGGAAAGACTGTTCTCTGCTGCCGACCTCGTCCCGCGAGAGCGCCGTTCGTGAGAATAGCAAAAGACCGCAGGAGGATCCGCTCGAAAAGCGCGGAGTCGTCGGCGCGTTCTGCCGCACATATGGCATCGAAACGGCCATTGCGACTTTTCTCCCTGATGTCTACGAGCCTTCGGTTATGGAAGGCCGCTACGATTACATTGCCGCCGACAGCAGCGCGGGAGTCGTGATCTATGATGACAAATTCGCATATAGCCATCATGCGACCGATCCCGCCTGCGGGAAGCTGCTCAACGCTTTTGATCTCGTCCGCATCCATAAATTTGCAGACGATGATGATAAAAAGTCGTTTGCCGCCATGATGGATTTTGCCGTAAAAGATGAGCTTGTCAGCGCAATGCTTTTGCATGAAAAGCAGGAATCGGCCGCGGAGGAATTTGAAGACTGGACAAAGGCATTGGTGCGGGATCGAGGTGGCCAGCTGCAGAACAGTCTGCACAATATTACGCTGATCATGGCCAATGATCCGCTGCTCAAAGCGCTGTGCTTCAATCAGTTGGCAGACGGTATGGAAATCAAAGGCGACATTCCATGGAAGCATCCGGCGCGGTTCTGGAGGGATGCGGACGATGCGCAGCTGATCTGCTATATCGATGCGAACTACGGCACGTTCTCCGCAAGAAACTATCAGATCGCCGTAGCCAAAGTTGTCGACGATCGTTCCTACCATCCGATACGGGAGTTTTTCGACGGTCTTCCTCCGTGGGACGGAATAGGCAGAGCCGAAACCATCCTGATCGATTATCTTGGCGCAGCGGATAACAGTTACACCCGCGCGGTTACCCGAAAGACGTTATGCGCAGCAGTAGCGCGCGTGAAGCATCCCGGCATTAAGTTCGACAATATCCTCGTGCTCAATGGCGATCAAGGGATCGGCAAATCGACACTCATAGAGAAACTCGGCGGTGAGTGGTACTCGGATAGCCTGTCTCTCACCGACATGAATGACAAAACTGCTGCAGAAAAGCTGCAGGGGTATTGGATTCTTGAAATCGGCGAGCTGGCCGGCATGAAAAAAGCGGACATCGACAAGGTCAAGGCGTTCATCTCCCGTCAGGACGATAAGTACCGAGCCTCTTTCGGTCGCCGGGTGACGCCGCATCCGAGGCAGTGTATCTTTTTCGGCACGACGAACTCGAAGAACGGTTATCTCCGTGACATCACCGGCAATCGCCGATTCTGGACGGTCAGAACGCCCGGTAATGGCAGATGCAAGCCGTGGGATCTTAAGAAGGAAGACATAGAGCAGATCTGGGCAGAAGTGCTGGTTCTCATCGATCAGGGTGAAAAGCTCTACCTTGATAGCAATATGGAACATTTCTCCACAGCGGAGCAGGCATTTGCGATGGAACAGGATGATCGCGAAGGACTCGTCAGCGATTACTTGAATCTGCTTCTGCCGGAGAACTGGAACGATATGGACACCTTCGCAAGGCAGGAATATGTCCGGGATCCGGATGGTTCGCTGCAGCCGAAAGGCGTGACGGCGCGTAGTACCGTCAGCAACATCGAGATCTGGTGCGAATGCTTCGGAAAGCGCAAGGAGGACATCAAGCCTGCCGATTCCTATGCGCTAGCCGCGATCATGCTTCGCATCGAGGGATGGTATAGGACTGATGATCGCGGTGTTTTACCCCTGTACGGACGTCAACGCCTATATCGAAGGAGGTGACAACTCATGCGGACAGCCACATGTGGACAGCCAACAAATCGTGTCCACCCCATGCGGCTGTCCGCAGAAAAAGTCGCCGTTTTGTTGGGGAAATCGACCCTAATTTGGACAGCGAGACAACTTTTTCTATATAGCACAAGAACATATAAAAATAACATAAAAAGGTATCCTGTCACACGTATTTACGCGCGTATAGGAAAAGTTGATCCCGTTGTCCGAGTTGTGACATGGAGAAAGAGAGTATGAAAGAAAAGATATTCGAAAAGAAACTCATATATGCCGTAAAAGACATGGGCGGCATCGCGCCGAAGTTCATGAGTCCGGGTTTTGACGGTATGCCCGACCGCATCGTCCTTTTGCCTGGTGGTCGCATGGGATTTGTGGAGGTCAAGGCTCCTGGTAAGGTGCCGCGCCCTTTGCAGGAAGCGAGACATCGGATGCTGCGGCGATTAGGCTGCAAGGTTTACGTGCTTGACCGGGCTGAACGAATCAATCAGATTTTGGAGGATATAGCGAATGGATAGTCACTTGATAAACCTCGGCCTCACCGAAAAGGACGGCAAAGCCTTAAAACGACCAAATTATGAACCTCGTTACTATCCGCCAGAATGTGGAAGTGGTGAAAAATGCTAAGAACCCTATGTTGCGATTATTGCGGAAAAGAGTTTATGCGACACGACTACTACACGAACGGTAAAAAGCACTTGTTTTGTTCAAGGCAGTGCTGCTGGAATTATGCCAGTAAAACTAAAAATCCTGGCCATTATGTAGAGCTAAAAGACCTCTCAGGGGTTAGCAAACATATGGCAAAACTTAACCAGGTGCTAAACCCCACGAGAATGTCTCATCAGACTCGTGAAAAAATCCGAAAATCGCTGCTTGGAAGTGGCGATTCAAAAACATATGAAAAAACCTACGGTCGGCATACGCATAGAGTTGTTGCGGAAAATATACTCGGTCGACGATTGAACGCCGATGAAGTTGTTCATCACGTGGATGGCAACCCAAGGAACAACGATCCGGATAACATCCGAGTATTCCCATCTCAGAAAGAACATGCTGAATTTCACGCAAAACTGTACGCATTTTTTATAAGAGGAGGTGATGCCAAATGAAGTTCATGCCATATGAATATCAGCAATATGCAATCAACTATATTGAAAACAAGCCGGTTGCAGCTGTGTTCCTTGATATGGGCTTAGGTTAGGAAAGACCACGATAACGCTGACCGCCATCTTTGACCTTTGCCTTGACAGCTTTCTTGTCAGAAAGGTGCTGGTGATCGCGCCGTTGCGCGTGGCACGCGACACATGGCCCGAAGAGATACAAAAATGGGATCACCTTCATGGGCTGACCTACTCCGTCGCGCTCGGCACGGAAGCGGATCGCAAAGCGGCGCTCACACGGCGCGCCAGCGTGTTCATCATCAACCGCGAGAATGTGCAATGGCTCATTGAGGAAAGCGGACTGCCCTTCGATTACGACATGGTGGTGATCGACGAACTGTCATCATTCAAGTCATATCAGGCAAAGCGGTTCAGAAGTCTCCTGAAAGTGCGTCCGACAGTTACCCGTATCGTGGGCCTGACGGGAACGCCAAGCGGAAACGGGCTGATGGACTTATGGGCGGAGTTCCGCATCCTCGATATGGGCATAAGGCTCGGTCGGTTCATCACCCGCTTCCGTACGACGCACTTCACGCCCGACAAACGCAACGCGCAGGTCGTATTCAGCTATAAACCGCTGCCCGGAGCGGAAGAGGACATCTATCGAAAGATATCGGATATCACAATCTCCATGAGAGCCGCCGACCACTTAAAAATGCCGGAGTGCGTGATGAACGAAGTGAACGTCAAGCTATCGGCTGAGGAGCGCGAGGTCTACGACCGCTTCAAACGGGAGTTGGTGGTTTCACTCAAGGGTGAGGAGCTCGACGCTGGCAATGCCGCCGTACTGGCGGGCAAACTCTCGCAAATGGCGAATGGCGCGGTATACGGCGAAAACAAGCGGGTATTGCCGATTCACGAGCGTAAACTGGACGCTTTGGAAGATCTGATCGAAGCGGCGAACGGAAAGCCGATGCTGGTTGCGTACTGGTTCAAACACGACCTTGCTCGAATACAGGAACGGCTGCACACACTCCACATCCCGTTCACCACGTTGGATACCGCCGAAAGCATTGCGCGCTGGAATCGGGCCGAGCTGCCCGTGGCGCTGATCCATCCAGCGTCAGCGGGACACGGCTTGAACTTACAAGCCGGTGGTTCGACCCTCATATGGTTCGGTTTGACATGGAGTCTGGAACTGTACCAGCAGACGAACGCCCGTTTATGGCGGCAAGGTCAAAAAGCCAATTCAGTGGTGATATGCCATATTATCGCAAGCGGCACGATCGACGAACGCATCATGGCAGCGCTTCGGAAAAAGGATAAAACGCAGGCCGCCCTTATCGACGCGGTCAAAGCAAATTGGGAGGAAGCACATTAATGGATCAATTTGAGGGACTGGCAAACGCCATTATCATACAGGCTGCGGTCGATTACAGACTGGCGCTTAAGCAGCTCCGGCAGAATCCGGACTTCCAGCCAGCGGTCAGCATGAAGTATGAAGTCGAACGGTTTTTCCGTTCAGAATGGTTCTCGATGCTGACGCGCGTCGACGGACCCGAACTACTGGCACGGCTCAAAACGGAGGTGGAAATATGACGGCAAGAGACTACTTATCCCAGGCATACCGGCTTGACCAGCGCATCAACAGTAAACTAGAACAGGTCGAATCCCTGAACGGGCTGGCCACAAAAGTCAACAGCACGCTAACCGGAATGCCCAAGAATCCCAATAGCGCCACTTCCACTATGGCGGATACTGTAACAAAGATCATCGCCCTGCAGGCGGAGATCAATAACGACATCGACCGACTGGTGGATTTGAAGCGGGAAATGGTTGCTGTTATAAAGGCGGTGTCGAACACGGAACGCCAAACGCTACTCGAACTCCGATACCTCTGCTTCAAAACCTGGGAACAGATTGCGGTGGAGATGAACTATACCGTTCGCAACGTGCACCTGCTCCACAAGGAAGCGTTGAAAGCCGTTGTCGTTCCAGCAAGTCTTCACTAAATTTCACTACTTTTCACTATCGGTCATGTGATAGTGTTATGGTAGCGAAACTGAATACGACAGCCACCCAGGAGAAATCCTCGGTGGCTTTTTGTTTGCCCTAAGGAGGCGACTATATGCCAAAGCGACCCAAGCGCCCCTGCTCCTGCCCTGGCTGCGGACGGTTGACCGACGGCCGGTACTGCGAAGAGCACAGGCAGATTGAGGAACGTCGGTACAATCATTACCTTCGCGACCCCGACACCAACAAACGCTACGGCCGCGCATGGAAGAAGATCCGAGCGCAGTTTTTGCTGCAGCATCCTTTATGCGAGCAGTGCCGCCGCGAGGGCAGGTTAACGCCGGCGCAGGAGGTGCATCACATCCTGCCATTGGCAAACGGCGGCCCCCATGATGAAAACAATCTGTTCGCGCTGTGTAAAAGCTGTCATAGCGCTATAACGATCGGGACTGAAAATCGAAAAAAATGACAATCAATAACAGCGACACCATTTGAGCGGCACCATATACGGTGCTGCTTTTCTGTTTGGAGGCATTATGAATGTTGGCAGTGAAAAAAATTCAGGTGCAGTAAAACATTGCATATGCCGGGTGTGTGGGAAACATTTCGATTATCGTTCTGCGGGAAGACCACCGCTACATTGCTCGGACGACTGTAAGTGTCAGGCGCGGCTTGATAAAAGCGGATACGCTCATGTTTGTGAAGCTTGCGGCGAATCGTTTGTTGCACTACAAAAGGACAGGCGCTATTGCTCGAAGGGTTGCAGTGGTAAAGCAAAAATAAAGGTAACGCATTACAGGAACAAGCATCTAAAAGTATGTAAAACGTGCGGGAAGCAATTCGAAACAATAGATGTTACACAACAATTTTGCTCGCCTGAATGCGTCTCAACTCATAATCGTCGTTATAATATCTGCCAACTATGCGGGAAACCTTTCTGGCGAAGAAACGCTTACAGAATGAAGTTTTGCAGCATTGAGTGTCGACGCAAAGCACAGCACCAAGAGATGGAAGAACGGCATAGAAGCCAACAACCTGTAGAAAAGACTACGTATCACCGAAGGTGTGCTCTCTGCGGGAATGTGTTTATCACGGCGTATCCCAATCACATTTACTGTAGTTTTGTGTGCTGCTACAGCGCGAATTTGCGTACGCAAAGAAAGCAATGGGCAGAAGCATATACTCCGAGAATTTTTGTCTGCAAGGAATGTGGATGCAGGGTTACAACGGAGTGTGGCAAAACTCGTCGTGAATTTTGCTCTGAAATCTGCGAACACAAATATCATGATCGAGCATATAAGATCCAGCGCAGTGAACAGATGAAGTCAGCATACCGAGAACCCGTATCCTTCAAACGCATTTATCATCGCGATCATGGGTTATGCGGTATCTGCGGGTTGTCTGTTCCTTATGACAAGTCGCCCGAAAAAATCTGGTCCGCAACGATCGACCACATCATTCCCCTTTCGCAGGGTGGAACGCATGAACCAGGGAACTGTCAGTTGGCACACCGACTGTGTAATTCTATCAAGATGACGGATACGCAGGAGTTTCATATTGATTGGGAACAGAAAAACAAAACTGATAGTGGAAGATGGTCTGAAGCACTTTTAGAACTCGATCAATATTTTAATACAGTGTCAGTGGGCAGAGAGACCCCGGATGGGCAAGGTCATATCTCTGGATGAAAAAAATAGTGTCAACGCGGTCGGGTCGCGTACAAACTTTCGCGGTTTCAAGAGGTCGAATAGGCCTCTATTTTTTTAGGGGAGGAAACTCAAATGCCAAATGGTCACGGCGGGTCTCGCCCCGGGTCGGGACAGAAGAAAAAATCACTTACGGATAAGATACTTGATGGCAACCCCGGCAAGCGGCAATTGCAGGTGATCGAGTTCAAAGCATCTGCTGAGTTGCAAGGACTGCCCATGCCGCAACCGCGGGAGATGTTGTCTGCCGTTCAGAAGGACGGCAAGCCGCTCGTTGCCGCGACGATCTACGAGCGGACCTGGACCTGGCTGGAACAGCGCGGATGTGCGAAGATCGTTTCCCCTCAGGTGCTCGAGCGGTATGCCATGAGCGCGGCGCGCTGGATCCAGTGTGAAACGGCAATCACGGAATACGGGTTTTTAGCAAAGCATCCGACAACTGGAAGCGCGATCCAATCACCCTACGTGGCTATGAGCCAAAACTACATGGCGCAGACAAACCGGCTCTGGTTTGAGATTTACCAGATCGTCAAGGAAAACTGCGCCGCTGATTATACTGGCGCGAATCCGCAGGATGACGTCATGGAACGCCTGCTGTCCGCGCGCAAGGGGAAATAATCATGGATGAAATGCAGGAATTCCTTCGTGCATTGAAGTACCACCGCCTGACGAGCCAGCAGCGAAAGACGCTGCGCGGGCAGGCACTTGCGGGGAATCTCATGGCGGCGCAGGCCGGCCTACGAAAAATCGAATCAAAAGGAGCTCAGCATGGTCATTCAAACACTGCCGGTCGATAAGCTAGTACCGGCGGATTACAATCCGCGTAAAGATCTGAAGCCAGGCGATCCCGAGTACGAAAAGTTAAAACGCTCGATCGTGGAGTTCGGGTACGTAGAGCCGGTGATCTGGAACAAGACTACGGGCCATGTCGTCGGCGGGCACCAGCGCTTGAAGGTGCTGATCGACACCGGCGTAACTGAAGTCGAATGCGTTGTCGTGGAAATGAGCGAGGAAAAAGAGAAAGCGCTCAACGTCGCTCTGAATAAAATCAATGGCGAGTGGGACAAGGATAAGCTCGCTCTTCTGATTACGGATTTGCAGGGCGCGGAGTTCGATGTGTCTCTGACCGGTTTCGACGCCGTTGAGATTGACAAGCTGCTTAACAGCGGCATTGGTGTCGAGGAAGACGGCTTCGATATAGATGGTGAACTCGAAAAGCCCACCTTCTCCAAACTCGGAGACGTATGGACGCTTGGCCGGCATAAAGTCATATGTGGCGACAGCACCAAGCCCGAAACCTATGCCGCTCTGATGGGAGGGAAACAGGCGAACCTGATCCTTACCGACCCGCCTTACGGAATCGACTATGCCAAAGGCACGGCGGGCAAAATCAAGAACGACAAGTTTGACAGTGACGAGGGCTTTTATAACTTCCTCCATGACGCTTTTTCGGCGATGGTGGCTTTTCTCGCTACGGATGGCGCGGCATATGTATTCCACGCCGACAGCAAGGGGCTACCTTTTCGAAGAGCGTTTGACGATGCAGGTTTCAAGCTGTCGGGATGTTGCATCTGGGCAAAAAACACATTCACACTCGGCCGCTCGGATTATCAATGGTGCCACGAACCCTGCCTCTATGGGTGGAAGAAGTCCGGCAAGCATAACTGGTACGGCGACCGTAAACAGTCCACGATATGGAATTTCGACAAACCAAGCCGCTCGGAGAAGCATCCGACGATGAAGCCCGTGCCGCTGCTCGCCGTCCCAATGAAGAACTCTACACAGACCAATGGCGTGGTGCTCGATCCATTTGGAGGCTCCGGCAGCACTTTAATATGCGCGGAGCAACTGGGACGCGAAGCCTGCCTGATAGAACTGGATGAAAAATTCGTGGACGTTATCGTCAACCGTTACATCGAAACCGTCGGAAGCACTGACGGCGTTTTTGTAGAACGGGATGGCAAGTCAAATTCCTATTTGGATGCGACTGCCAATGCGTAACAATTACTGGTTTTCGGAGGATGGCGCCATCGGGTATGGCGATTTAAGTACGGGCGAGGTGTTCTGTTTTGATTCCGAGGACTATGGAAAAATATCGGATAGGACTTGGTACAAGTGCAATGCGAGTTCGGGCTATGTTGGCGATCGCAATGGATTCTGTATTCACAGAGTAATACTTATCGCTCCGGAAGGCTGCGAAATCGACCACATCAACCTGAATCCGCTCGATAACCGGAAAGTTAATTTGAGGTTATGTACGCATCAGCAAAACCAATGCAATAAGCCTCTTCAAAGGAATAACACCTCTGGAGTGACTGGCGTCAGCTATTTTGCGCCAAGAAAAAAATACCGTGCGCGAATTAAGTACTTTCAGCGAGAATTACATTTAGGGTATTTTCCCACATTTCTTGAGGCCACTCAAGCGAGAAATGTCGGTGTGAAAATCCTGTTCGGAGAGTTTGGGCGATGCCACAAAACCCCGCCTCCACCAAAATGGATCGAGAATATGGTTCAAGCCAAATGCAACCGCTTCGTTGATAAGGTGGTTTTTTCTTGCCCGAAAGGAGAAGCTGCCAATGAATAAGAAGTTGACGCTCGGCTCACTCTTTTCGGGGAGCGGCGGGTTTGAACTCGGCGGCTTACTCTGCGGCATTCGCCCCGTATGGGCAGCGGAGATCGAACCGTTCCCGATCCGCGTCACGACGAAGCGAATACCGCTCATCCGGCATTTGGGCGATGTGTCGCGCATCGATGGCGCGACAATCGAGCCGGTCGATATCATCACGTTTGGCTCACCCTGCACCGACCTGTCGGTTGCGGGAAAGCGCGCGGGATTGGCGGGTTCGCAATCCGGTTTATTTCATGAAGCGATCCGGATCGTACGTCAAATGAGGGAAGCAACGAATGGAGCATATCCAAAATACATCGTTTGGGAAAACGTCCCAGGCGCGTTCAGCAGCAACGGAGGACAGGACTTCAAAGCGGTGCTCGACGCGATCGTCGGGATCGTCGCGCCGGGAGCCGAGGTGCCTGCGACTGCGGACGGCAAGTGGTCCTACGCCGATGTATATCTGGGATCAGGATGGAGCGTGGCATACCGCGTTGTCGACGCGCAATATTTCGGAGTCGCCCAACGCCGCCGTCGCATCTACCTTGTCGCAAGTTTTGTCGACGAACGCGCCGGAGAAATACTATTTGAGCGCGAAGGCATGCGCAGGGATTTTACGCCGTGCGCAAACCAGAGGCAAACACCTGCCGGAGATTCTTCAGGAGGCGCTGTCGCGTCAGTTGGATTCGAACCCGGCGCGCTAAGACGGATGGGCGGTCATGCATGGGCGGAAAGCACAGGTTGCCTTCGCGCGGATATGGGCGACAACCAAACGGCGGTCGCCATGGAGAATCACCCGATCGACGGACGTTGCAAGCTGGAGAAGGACGGATTGGTTCAGACGCTCGCGGCGCGCATGGGAACGGGCGGGATGAACGTTCCGCTCATCATGAACCGCGCATTCGGCGTGTGCTCCGATGGCAGCAACGCAATGCGATCGGACAACCCCGAGAGCGGATTTTACGAAGCGGCCACCGCGCGTACGCTTGACGCGAACGGCGTCAGGCCGGACTGCAATCAGGGCGGTATCGCGGTCGTCGCGTTTACTCAGAACCAGCGCGATGAGGTGCGTGATCTCGGAGGTGTCGCCGGAGCGTTATCCGCGAATGCCGGCATGAAGCAGCAGACTTATGCGCTGCAGGGCAGCATGATCGGGCGAAGCGACCGCAACGGCCCGCAAGGCGACGGAGTGAACGAAGGCGTGTGTTTTACACTCAATACTTCCGATCATCATGCCGTGTGCTATCCCGATCGGGTCGGCTGTCTCTGCGCAAGCGATTACAAATTCCCGCAGAACCAACAAGTGGAGGACAGCAAGTATGTGGTGGAGCCGTATCAGCGTGTTTGCGGTACGATTTCACCCGGTGCGCATCCCGGTGGGTTCAACGGGCAGGATGCATCCAATGACATGCTCGTTCCTGTGCGTTGCGTGGATGAACCGAGATACGCGGTGCGGAGATTGACGCCCGAGGAATGCGCACGCTTGCAAGGCTTCCCTGATTGGTGGTGCGCGGATCTTGGTACGGAGCATCCTTCGGAACAGGAGATCGAATGGTGGCAGGAAGTTTTTGAAACGCACCGTCGAATTACAAACTCAGCAATGAAACCGAGGTCAAAGAAGCAAATCGTGAAGTGGCTGAAAGATCCGTACACTGACGCCGCGGAGTATAAGCTTTGGGGCAACGGAGTAGCGTTGCCGTGTGTTGTGTTTATTTTGTCAGGAATTCTGTCGGAATCCGCTGTATTTCTGCAAGAAAGTGCTTGATAAGTACAGCTTACAGAGGCATATATGTACTACCAAATTCAAGGAGGTAGACATAAAATGCAGATTCATTACAACGTAACAGGCGACAAAAGGAAGGAGCTAGTCGCGATCATGCGCGACGTGCTGCAGGAAACGACCCGGTATCTTGGTGCCCCAGGCTTTAAATTTCAAGTAGGCGCGTACACGGTTGATAAGAACGGCACAGTACTTTGCCCGGATGGGTTCAACGCTGCGGAGGTGGACATGCTCATGCGCGAACTGGCACACGACGGCTTCATCGGCGAACGGGTAGGCGAAGCGGCAAAGCCCGCTGAACCCAAAACGGTCGAGCCGGATCAACTGAAAAAAGAAACACCTCACACTGTCGATCCCGACCGCCTCGCAGTCGAGCTGCCGAAGGATGGTATGACGCCGACCGCAATGGAGAACCTAAGGCGGCTGGTCGCGAGCAAGGCGATGCTACTCAAAAAGGCGCTCGGTACGGACAGCCTCCCGATCACAGAACACTCTGACAGAATCGAGTTCGGGTGGTTCCGACTGACCGACGATCAAACGGAGATCTCCGCTTACTACCAGCTGGCACAGGGGCTTTGCGAACTGGCAAGAACTCAGAAACGTGTGAGCGCGACGGAACATGAAGTCGAAAACGAAAAGTACGCATTCCGCTGTTTCCTACTACGGCTTGGATTCATCGGACGGGCTTACAAGGATTCGCGCCGAGTGCTTCTGGAAAACCTTACCGGCAACTCAGCGTTCCGAAGCGCACAGGAAGCGGGTGAGGAAGAATGAACGGAATCCATCCAGAGCTGCTAAAACAGCTCAAAGAATATTACAAGCCTGGTACAAAAGTGAAGCTTTTGCATATGAGCGACCCCTTCACGCACATTCCACCAGGCACGACGGGGGTTGTTTCGTGTGTCGATGACGCAGGTACGATCCACACGATCTGGAGCAACGGAAGTACCCTCGGAGCGGTTTTTGGTGAGGATTCTGTGGAGAAAATCGAGGAGGACGAGCTTGAGTAGCCGATTATTTGCTGCATATGGTGTGGGTGTGAACCGCAACGAAATGGCGAAGTATTGCCCGACCGCGAAGCTGATCGGTTCCGCGGAGCTGAAGAACTACAGACTCGCGTTTCGCGGCAGCAGAGCCGGCGCACTGGCGACGATCGAAAAGGCGAAAGGCGGGGATGTTCCCGCGCTTCTGTGGGAGACTTCACCGCAGGATGAATTAGCGCTTGATCGCTGGATTGGTGTGCCGGAATTGTATCGGAAAGCGACGATCAAAATCCGCCGTGACGGTTCTCCGCTTGATGCACTGATCTACATTTTAATCAGCGGAAAACCACAGAACAAGCCCTGCGCTTTCTATTACAGCACACTCTTGGAAGGGTACAGAGCAGCAGGGTTCGACGCGGACATTCTGAAAACGGCGGTACAGGAGGGCGACTCGGACGCATCTCGCGCATAAATCGCCGCAACGCCGCGTCGCGCAACGTCGCCGCCACGGTGCGCCTCAACAGGCGGATGGGGCGGTTGCCCCAACGGCGCACGATAACCAAACCAAGCCGGACACGGAGGCTCACGCGGGCCTCCGTTTTGATTTCATGAGGAGGAGGCGGTGATGCTACGAAAACTTAAGAAGTACACGCCGACTCCATTCAAAGCGAAGAATTCTATCTACGACAAACAGGCAGCCGATCAAGCGGTAGCTTTTATCGAGTGTCTTTCTCACACGAAGGGCACTTGGGCGGGGAAGCCATTTTTGTTGATCGACTGGCAGGAGCAGATCATCCGTGATGTGTTTGGAACACTGAAACCCAGTGGCTACCGTCAATTTAACACAGCGTATATCGAAATACCAAAGAAGAATGGAAAATCAGAGCTTGCGGCCGCGATCGCGCTGCTTTTAACCTGCGGCGATAACGAAGAGCGCGCCGAGGTGTATGGTTGCGCCGCGGACCGTCAGCAGGCATCGATTGTGTTCGAGGTTGCCAAGGACATGGTGACCATGTGCCCGGCGCTGGCGA